TTTGATATTTATGTCGTTCCCAAGTTTTATCTTTCTTAAGTTCTTTTAAAGTCTTATCTATAATATTTTTAGGAATCCAATTATTTAAATGAAGTATATAATCTTTTAAATTTTTCACCACCACCATCTTTTAAACATAAATTATTATTTAACTATTGTCAACAATCCATTGTTGTGTTTCTTCATTCCAATTAAAATTATTTTGTGGATCTTTTCTATCTTTTGCAGTCCATTTTTGATTTGTTTCATCCCATATAATTATGTAAGTAAAATTTTTTATATCACCTACAACAAAACTACTTACTCTTTGGCCTTCTTGTTCATGACCTACTGGATATACATCGGCATCCGCATCGGCTTGTGTATATGTTCCATCTTCATATGTTGTAATTGTTGGATGAGTTATTGGTGCTTCCCACTTACAAGTAGTTTCATTTAATGTCCATGATGCGTAAGGTTTAGGTCCTATAAAAGCATCCCTTGTTTCATCATACGTATAACCAACACCTGCATAGTTTTTTCTAGATGTACCATCATAAAAAGTTTGTTTATAATTACCTTCACCAAATAATTTTACACAAAATTTAATACCTAAAATTTCTTGTTCATTATTTTCATTATCTTTAAGTTCGTTATCATGTATAGCAAAACCATTTACGACTATATTATTTTCATCTAATTTTACAAAATGTGCCATTATGCTGTGTAACTTCCTGAACCTGTAAATTTAATTATTGTATCTGTACCTGATGTTGTAACTGTTGGCGAACCTGTTGTAGATGAAGAATAATTTGCAGTTGGTACTCTTAAAATTACTACACCACTTCCTCCATTAGCAGCAGCATTAGTACCCACACCAGCACCACCG